AAGGCGGCTCTTGAGGGCGGCAGCAAAGACGACCTTAACGCCTCTTGGCAGACCAAGTATGATAATGGGCTAGCCGATCAGAAGAAAGGCTTGGATGAAAACGCATCCATGCTAACCGGTATTATCAACGGCCTGACAGTTGATGCTGCGGCAAATGCACTGGCTACCAAGCTATCCCTCGACGGTACTCCCGACGCTTTACTTCCTCATATTCGCCCACGCATGAGCGGTGATATTGTCGATGAGAAGGCGGTGATCAGAATCACCAAAGACGGCAAAGACTCTGCTATGACGCTGGATGAGCTTGAGACTGAAATTAAAGGCACCACATACCTTGCACCATTCATCAAGGGCAGCTCAGCAAGTGGTGCGGGTGATGCGGGTAATGGCGGCCCAGCACCCGGTAAGAAGTTCAGCGAATATACCGGGGCAGAGCTTAAATCAATCAGAGATCAAGACTCTGCCAAGTACGACCAATTGAAAGCGGCCGGGTAATTGGCGCGCAATAGGATAATGGCATGAAATTATTTAGAACTCATGGCGGCAAGCATTTAGGGTTAGCAAGATACTTCCCGTACCCATTTAGAGCGATGAGACTGGAACTTGAATTTACTTTGTTTCCTTGGTGGAAGCCGCGATTCAGGCATTTTCACCTTCCAGAAAAATCGAGAGTAAACGGCGACACGCAATGGTATGCACATTGGTTATTTATTCAGGTTAGCTACAGCAGATGGCTTTGAAATTATAATCGGCTGAAAGCGGCGGGTTGACGTAACGCCACAACAAGAGTAACCTAAACCCATATCCAGCTCGGAGAAGTGCCGAATATGGACGGGAGAAGCGCCCAAAATAGCGATTATTAATTAACCGCTGGGCGCTTCCCTAATGTTAGCCTCAGCAAAACGAGGCTAGAAAAATGGCAACAGTACAACTTTCAGACATCATCGATGTCACAGTATTTCAAGACATCCCTGCTGTAAACTCCCCCGAGAAATCGGCGTTTTACCAATCGGGCATTGTCGTTCAATCACCCTTAATTGATGCGCTTGCATCGGCAGCCGGTAAAGTCGGAGAGCTTCCTTTTTGGAATGATCTTGCAAATGACGATCCCAATCTGTCAACTGACAATCCAGCAAGCTCTGCAACCCCAAAGAATGTAGCACAGGGCGAGCAGATCACCCGCAAGGCTCTACTCAACCAAGGCTGGTCGGCTGCTGATTTGGCGTCTGAGCTATCTATGGGTGCCATGGCGATGGAGTAAATCCGAGGCCATATCGATAACTATTGGCTGAGACAGTGGCAGAAGCGGCTGATTGCAACCTCTAACGGTATCCTGGCTGATAACGTTGATAATGATGACGGTGACATGGTGTATGACGCATCCGGTGCCACTAATAACGATATTTCGGCTACCACAGTCTTTACCCGTCAAAACTTCACTGCTGCGGCGTTTACTCTCGGTGATGCGGTCGATACAATCTCAGCTATCGGCGTACACTCTCTTGTGTATAAGCGCATGGTTGATAATGATGACATCGACTTTATTCCTGACAGTGAGGGAAAGATGACCATCCCCGCCTTCCTCGGGCATCGTGTAATCGTTGATGATGGTCTGCCTGTTACCGCTGCCGGTGGCGCTGGATCAGGTGATTCTGCTCCCTTCTATACCTCAGTCCTTTACGGACAAGGCGCATTCGGTTATGGCGATGGCACTCCAGCCAATCCCGTGGCTATCGAGCGCGAAGAGGCTCAAGGTGACGGTGCCGGCGTTGAGACTATCTGGACTCGTAAGACTTGGATTCTACATCCTTCTGGTTTTGCGACCGATACCGCCCCTGCTGCAAATAGCTACACCCTTGTAGAGCTTGCGGCTGCTGCGTCTTGGGATCGAGTGGTCGAGCGTAAAAACGTTCCTCTGGCCTTCCTTATCACCAACGGCTAAAAGATGATGGGGCTTCGCGCCCCATTTCTACATCAATTTAGAGGGGAACCATCATGGCTTTCATCGATTTACTGAACAAACAACAGGCTATTAGTAACGGCTTGCCGAATACTACTATCCAAGGCATTAACGCGGACATTGACGCTAATGAGGCGGCGATCACCGTCCTTGAGGGTCAGGCGTACAGCGGCGTCATTGCCGATCCAGGTGACGGAGAGGCGATCCCGGTCACGGCATCGGGCAACGTGGCAATCACTACCGCCGGGGCTGAAACACGCACGCTGGCCGCACCAGGAAGCGCTGGGCTGATTATTGACATTAGTACCGGACGTTTATGTAGGTGACGCGGTTATCACGGTTGCAACAGCAATCAATCTAACCGGTAACGACACCATCACATTGGGCGAAGCTGGCGAACATATCCGCCTCGTATCATTGCAGATTGGTAGTGCGTTCGTATGGCGTGTAGACGCTAACGATGGCGCTGCATTGTCTACAGCAGCGTAGAGGTAATTCATGGCGAGTATTAAAGAGCTGTTAGATCAGCAATTGGCTATTAATGCTCAGATTGCGGTCAAGGCCAAGCCTAAGCCAAAAGAGCAGGAAGTAAAATGGCCGATATTTACACCGGATAAAAAGTCGGTTGAGCCTGAAAAGCCTGTAAAACTTGTAAAGAAAAAGCGCGGACGACCTGCAAAAAATGGCACTACAAAAGCTACCTCTACCGGGCAGTCCTGAATTTAGGATCTGGCTGTTACAGCAACGCCGAAGGGATCACAAGAACGCTACTGTTCCTGATGCTCCTGTCGGTCTTGCTGCTGCCGCATCTGTTGATTATGTCGATGTAACGTGGGCAGCTCAACAGGGCTTTGTGGTCACGCTCTATCGGGCATTGTCGGATAGCTTTGGCGCATCGTCTAAGATTCTATCTTTTATCGATGTAGTCGCTTATGTCGATGAGGATGTTATAGCAACCACTGATTACTGGTACTTCATCACCATCTCAAACGGCGTAGGGGAGAGTGATCCAAGTGATAGCGTTACGGTAACGGCGTTGTGACTGTAGATCATTACAATATACAGGGCTTGCCTAGCGATCTACTTAGTTCAGATGAGGTTGGCGGTAGAGAGATAAAGGTCTCGTTATATGACGGCGAGGGCAACCCATTAAGCTCAACTCTTGATCACGAAACAGACTCGATCACCATCTTAAACGAAATATCACGCAAACTTAGTACTCTGATCGAGTACCAGGTTTTAATGCACAAGGTTAGACTAGAGGAAGAACAATAATGGCACTAGAAATTATCGGGCGCATTGGCGCTAAAATGTATGGGTGGGCGGTTGACTCACGGGGGCGGGGGCAGGTATTCGCATCTAGTGAATCAGAAGATCGCTACGTTAATGAGCATAGCGGCAAGGTGTGGTCTGTTGATATGGATGGTGTGACGGCCAATGCTGGGACATATATCGCATGGTTCCAGAATACAAGCCAAGAACACTACCACATGACTGATATGAGGTCGCATTGTTTAGATGCCGCTTCAATCATTGACATTGATGAGGTGACGGTTGGCACTATTGGAAATAATACCGCCTTTCTCCCTGCTGCTGTCGCATCAAGACATATTGGTAAATCAACTAATCCAACGGGTAATATGGATCACGCTACTTCCGCAACTGGTTTAACTGGGTTGACTAAGGTTGGTAACTTGTTCCACGCTGGTAGTCTTGATTATAAATCAACCAAATTACGCACAACGTCAAATATTATCATCCCTCCTGGTGGAGCCGTAGCTGTGAAGATAATCACAGCAAACGCAACGGATGGAATGGTTATTACTTGGTCGCTAGTGGAAGTTGAGCATGATTTCTGATGCCTGATGTTCAGATATTTGATGAAAAGGAGGGGGTGGCGGTAAAAATTTCCCCGCGAGGCGAGTTGATTGTCGCGCCTATATCCAATTCTGACATTTTTAATGTAACCGTTGATGTTGCTGACGAGCCTTTTGAGATAGTGAGAGGATTGGCGGGCAAAAAATTTATTGTCACAGGGATGTTGATCGCAACAAGCAAAACATTCGGATCGGCAACCACAGCGGAAACAATTGAACTATATCAAGCGCATCCATCGGATTTAGCGATTAGCACTAACTCATTGTTAGATCTGGACATGCTAAAAAATGACAGGATGATTGCAACAGGTTTAAATTTAACGTCAGGTGAAGCATCATCATTGGTTGCTAAAGCGACCGACACAACTGCTTCGATCACTTTCGGCGGATATTATATTGAGGCTTAAAGAGGAATAATAATGGCTTTAACAACCGAAGACGGAAGTATCGTAGCTGGCGCAAATAGCTACGTTACTCGCGCTGAATATATCGCTTACGCCCTCACCCTGGGTGTGACGATTGGTGATGATGCTGATGCTGACGTTGAGCTGATTACCGGCGCTCAATTTATCGGGGCACACGAGGCCAATTTAAAAGGCTGGAGAGTGACTAGAGATCAAAGCATGTCATTCCCCCGCGAGAATTTAATCATCGATGGGTGGTCATGGGATAGTGACGAGATTGCTAGAAATGTGATCCTCTGTCAAATGAGTGTCGCGCTTGATGTTAATTCTGGCCTCGATCCTTACAACCCAGAAGTCAATCGCGTAAAGATCAAAGAGGTGGTATCGGGCGCTGTAGAGGTTGGGTACTCAATTAATGGCACCGCTGGAAAGGCTACCAAGCAAACTACGTCAAACGCGCTACTCAACAGCCTGCTTAACCGCTCTGGCCTCTTGTCTATTCCGCTGGTGAAAGCGTGAGCTTTTATGACGACATGGCCGCTACGGCCCTTGAATTGCTTGCTGAGTTCGGGCGGCCTGTTATATTGTTGCGTGTAACCGGCGCAAGCACTCATCCCATAACGGGAGCCGTTACAGATGGCGTAGACTCGAACCTCCTAACCACTGGATTAATTACGACCTACGCTGAAAACATGATTGATGGTACAAGAATTATGCAAGGCGATAGAGAATTAGTGCTATCCAACGAGCATGAGCCAGCCCCTACAGATAAGCCGGTTATAGGTGGTGAAGAGTGGGCTATTGTCGGCATTAATACGGTATCCCCTGCCGGGACTGATGTCGTATACAAATGCCAGGTAAGAAGATGAGCTGGTCAAGCGATTTAAATAAGCTGACTACCAAAGGCGGGCATGACCTCGGGAAGTTGGCGAGAGCGATAAAGATTGGGCTATTTAACGGCACTGTTAGAGATACGCGGGTTGATACCGGACGCCTTAGAGGAAATTGGCAGACCAGCGAAAATACCAAAGCCAGCGGTGTATTAGATCGCACAGATAAGAGCGGGGCTATTGTTGAGGCTGAGATTCTAAAGGGCGCAACGGAGAGCGGAAAGACGTTTTTCACAAACAATTTGAGTTATGCAAACGTATATGAAGAAAAGGATGCAATGGTCGGTAGGAATGTTGCCCGGATAAGACAGAACGTGCGAATGGAGGCTAAGAAATTATGAGCGGCTTAAAGATCGATCAGTCATTCATTCAGACCGTCCTTAATGGTAGCCTGGCGATTGACATCATCCATGAAAACGGCGCTTATTCAGTATGGGGCGGCTCAAGCTATACGCACCATTCAGGCGTTTACACTCCTGAAACGAATAGAGAACACATTGAGATACGCTCATTTCCAGCCGGAACAGCAGACATAACATCTGACAGCGATGAGAGTGTAGGATTATTCCAGGCGATCATTAAATACCCTGCCGATGTTGGCGCGATCACCATCAAGGCTAAAGCAGAGACTTTGCTCGATCTATTCACTATCGGGACACCGATAACATACGATTCACAGAAAACCTATCCAGTGTCTAAGAATCGAGATGGCGGGCGCATTGATGGCGGTTTTTACCAGATTGTTTGTAGAGTCAATTACCGGGCTTTTATTAGCCGCTAACTGATATAATGTATTTGTATTTTTAACTAAGAGGATATTACAGTGACTGACGTTTCAGTAACAACAGGAACAACCATTGGGATGTCGGCTGTTTTACCGACTACTTATGACGATGATGCGGGCACAGGGTACGCATCACTGAGCTTCGCAGATATTGGCGAAATCATTGATATGGGTGAGATTGCCAAGGCATTTAATGTCATCAATCATCAGTCAGTAGGCCGTGATTACCCGCAAAAACTAAAAGACACCTATGACATCGCTAATGTCACGCTAACCCTTGGCCGAGTATCAACCGATGCAGGCCAAGTTCTATTGCAGACTGCATTGGCAGCATCTGCAAGCTATGCGTTTGAAGTCGTCCTCCCATCAGGCGACACAGCAAACTTTACCGGCAAAGTAATCAAGGCTGGCCTCGGTGCTGTAGCATCTGGAAACATTGAAACCACTATGGTTGATCTTGCGATTGATCCAGAAACTCTATTCGAGGCTTAGTAATGGACCTATCTAAATTCAACGTAGAGAAGATGGCCGAGCTTGGGGCGGATATGCCTCTTGCGCATCCGGCCACAGGTGATGAGCTGATGCAGGATGACGATGCGCCAATCACCATCAAGGTTTTAGGTACTGACTCGAAAGCATACCGCAACAAAAACCGAGATTTCCAGAGAGCACGTATCGCTAAAATGACGCGAGCGCGTAAGAAGGAGATCGATTATACAGTTAGCGATGAGGATGCATGTACCCTGCTCGCTGAATGTACGATTGGCTGGGAAGGTATCGAGCTTAACGGGGAGGTGATCGAGTTTTCTAAAGAGGCTGCTTATGATCTGTATATGGATCAGAGCTGGATTCGTGAACAAGTGGATATGTTCATCGGAGACAGGGCTAATTTTT